CTTCTTTGAAGATGTCGCTACCAGCATTGGTAAAGGATGCCATGTATTCTTGCTTGAAAGCAAAGGAAGACAGGGTTTTCTTGGCTGACTCAATCTCAGTAGGGTCAATCAGGGGGTTGTCTTTTGTTGTGAAGTGCCAAGATTTCCAGTCCTTATCCTCTTCACTTTCGCCCAATCTAAACAGATCGTAAAACCAGTTTCTTCCTTTGGGAGTTCCGATAAACATGGCTCTTCCTTTTCTATCGGAGAGAGAGGCTCGGATAACTTGTTCCCACGCTTCGGGCTTGATGTCCGCAACTTCGTCAAGGACAGCGTAGGTGAGGGAGACTCCACGGAGGGTATCGGGTCTATCAGCGCCTCGGACGTAGATGGTTGCTCCGTTGATGGTGGTGATGTTTTGATTGTTGATGTGGGCATTTTGAATTACCTCCCTGCCTAGTTCCAATAATACGTCCCAAATAATCTGCCTTGCTTGCCCGTTTGTTGGGGCTACATAAAGCACAGCAGAGCCTTGAGTACACTTTAAAGCCTCAATGATAAGAGTTGTGGCGGCAAGCCTTGACTTTCCACAGCGTCGTCCAGCCGCTATAACCTTGAAGCGAGTCTGGTCTTTAAATACCTCTTCCTGCCACGGGAGGAGTTGGAAATTTAGATCAGACATGATATTTGTTTCCTTTTAGGATGTTTTCTTTTTTTGGAATGACTCGAAGATTCCAAGGAACATGGAGTCCAGATACAGTTTTTCCTTTTAGGGGAACTATGTGGTCAACATCCCAAGCAATCTCACTATGCTTACTTCTCATAGCGGCAACTTGGTAAAGACACTTTATGTGCAGTTTTTCAAAAGGACTAAGCCATCTTGGAGTTCTAAGCATCTTGGATGAATGATTAAAGGCAGTATTGGCATTGACTTTGCCTTTATTGTTTTTTTGCCATCTAGTTGCTATCTCTTGGAGTTTTTCTCTTTGTTTCTCAGCATAAGAAGCCATGTATTCCTTGCGAGATTCTGAGTTATTGCGCTCTGCTTCACAGGCAATACATTCTGCTTTGGCTGTCCGTCTTTCGGCAATATGCCCATATTTACAGGGCTTACCAGTAAAGTAGGTAGGCTTTCCATCTAGCATTGCTTGTTTGCGTTCTGCCGCCTTAGTCATTCTTAGCCTCTATGTCTTCAGCATCTATGGTTTCAGGGGTATGCGAAATCTCTCCAATACCAGTAATGTTGATGGTTACAGCACTACGGGCTTTACCTTCCTTCTCAAACATAGAGACGGGCAACATTCTGTCCATGCACAACTTAATAGCGGCTAGTTGGGCAGGGTGATCGTCATTAAGGGCTATCTCTACCGCCTTATGGACAACTCTAGAACCTGCGCTGTTTATCAGGAGGTTCTTTAGTTCTTTTAGTTGGGCAGTCTCAGTCTTGGGTAGAGTGATGAGTTCAGGCTTATCAGCATAACTGGTAAGGGAGAACTGTTTGTTAGTAGAACCTTTTGGTCTACCACGGGGTTTAGTTTGATTCATGTACTTTTGTCCACAATAGGGAAGTTCCTTCACGCATTATGGCTCAAATCTTTTTGTTGAACAATAGGGTAATCCCTGATATAGTGTCATCACTCCACGGGGATCAGAACCCATCCCTCTATGCGGTTGAGCCGACCAAGTAGGATAAACAGGTGAATCATGTGGTCATCAAGTAGTCACTCCCCCCTCGTGATGAGAAGGGAACAAGATGAACGGGACGTGTAGCGTGAACTGACTTGCGATGACAAGCAAAGTAAACCAGTAACCAAGATAAACGAGAGGCTCACTTCTTACGAGAAGTCTTACCTGTATACACGGGTTCCCTGAACTCATCCTAAACAAACCTAGTAAGTCGGCTTACCTTCTTCTGCTAACACGGATAAGGCTAGTCAATAAAAAGCCAATTTACCTTTTCTTGTGGATACGAGGCTCCCACAAATATTACACAGCACGACTACCCCCTCCCCCCCATACAACTGTAAGCCCATACAGCATAGGGTTACTACTACTGTATAGATAACCAGTAGTGCAAATGAGAATCACTCGCATTAAGGTAAATCTAAATGAGAATGATTCGCATACAAGTGCTTATATGCTCTCAGCACCTAAAGCATGGCACTCGATATAACCTCTGCTCATATAGAATATTCCACATAGTGAAACCAAAGGTAGTAGTAATTTCATATAGTGATAATATAGGTAAGGGTTAACCCGTGTAAGGGTTTTTCCTTGTCCTTATAAATCAAGGACTTACGAGAACTGGCACGATTCTATTATGCTTATATAGTGAGAGGGTAAAAAAACACTCTCATCTTTTTAATAGGCTTTACATTGAAAGGCGTTCCATTATGACTACATCTCTTACACGTGAGCAATGGCTCTCACAAGCCACAGAAGAACTCAGGGCACTGTTTAAACAGCATGGCGATACCATACCCACACAGGTGCGGTCATCGTGTGGCTTTCCCTCCAAATCAGCCTTAGCAAGCAAGAACCGCAGAATCGGTGAGTGCTGGTCATCGGCTGCCAGTGCTGACAGCCACGCTGAAATTTTTATCTCACCCACAATCAGCGACAGTGCGAGAGTGCTCGACATTCTGGCTCACGAACTTATCCATGCTGTGCACCCTGGCGACGGACACGGCAAAAAGTTCGGTAAGACAGCACGTGCCATTGGCTTAGAGGGCAAGATGACAGCCACTGTTGCTGGCCCAAAATTCACAGCATGGGCAGAGCCTGTTCTGGCTCGCCTTGGTGCTTACCCACACGCTGACTTAGTGCCCTCCAATGCTCAGAAAAAACAGACAACACGTATGCTCAAATGCTACTGTCCTGAGTGTGGCTATACAGTTCGGGTTGCTGGAAAATGGCTCGAAGCAATGGGTGCGCCTATGTGCCCTGAACACGGCACGATGGATACAGAGGGCGTTTAAACAACTCAGAGGGAAGCCCTTACGGGTTTTCCTGTGCGCTGTTGCACTATACCGAAAGGCGTTAATATTATGGGCATTATGATAAACAACAGAAGCGACATCGAACAGTTCAGGTTGCACGTGCTGTTCAGAGGGCTGAAACTTGAACTTATGGGCATGAAAATGTCTAGGGGTGCATCATGCTACAAAACCTTAAAAAGCATGGGTTTTACTGGCACAAAACAGCAGGTGTATACCGCACTGGCTGAAGTGCTCGACAGGTCAACAGAGAGCGTTTAAACAGTTTATCTTGAGCCACTGTGACAGGGTGGCTTGTGATGCACTGTTGCATTATTTGAAAGGCGTTAATCATGGAAATAAATATCTGGAAATTGACTAAAGACGAAACCAAGGCTTTGCGCTTTGGTGCTAGAGTAATTGCGGGCACTGAGGGCGAGAAGGGCACGTTCTTGGGCGTTAATCGTTCGGGCGTTGTGGTAGTGGCTTGGGACAATTCCAAAGGCACTAAAGAGCCACAAATTATGGCTCGGCTTGTCGAGTATGCGTTAACCTAATTCTCAGCCCTTCGGGGCTTTCCCTCTCATTCATTCACAGGAGTAAACACACAATGAGACAATTATTTCTTGATTTATTTCTGGCTGTTGCACTGGGGCTGGCTTTTGCTACTCTGGCTCTGGCTTATTTTGATGTTTTAATTTGAAAGGCGTTAATTATGGAAACCAAATATAGAATTTATAAGGACGGATGCATTTGGATAAATGCGGCATTGTTTATTCATTTGGACGATATTGATTTTGATCACTCATACACTCGTCAACTTGATAATGGGAAAGATACAGAAACAATTTCCCACTATTACAGTGATGAGCAACAAAAACAAATAATTGATCATTTGCGTTTTGCCGTATCGCATTATTTCAATGGTAGTAAAAAATTTCTACTTGATACCGCAAAATTAAAAGTAGGCGCGGGAAACAAAATAACAGCATATGAAAATTGAAAGGCGTTAATTATGGGAGTTATTCAAGAAGCACAGGCGTTCTGGCCTGAAGATGAGGCGAGAGCACTCGCAGATTATGGGTTATTTATATTTGAAGATGAAGGGCACGACTATTACCATAAGTGGCTAATGAATGAGCGTGATCACTTCTGGAACAAAGTATTTGAGCGTGACCTTACTATGATGAACAGGTTTTCCGACTTGTTTAATTCACTGACAGCCAAAACCACTAATTTATATATTTAGAGCGTTTAAACAGAGTCTAGTCTGAAGGGTATAACGTGCCCTTTGGCCTGTGCTTTTACAGGGTTAATAGGAGTTACTATGTCTGCTTTTACAGTCACCAACACGCATATAAATGCACTTGTGCGTTATGCTTCCAGAAAACAATTAAGCGTTCCCTATGGTCACCCATCAGTGCGTTTAAACGTATCGG